CAGCGCCACTTCCGCGGGCGACGCAGCCGTGGTGAGGGGAGGAACTGGCCCGAGCGCCGCTTCAATCGCCGCAGGCCCCGCGAGCAGCGTTTCGGGAATGGCCTCGAGCCCCTCGTCCGTAATTCGGAAGGCAACTCGCCTGATCTCGTTCAGATCGATCCCGAGCTGGCCCGCCGCGAGGGGCGCTTTTTCCGCCGCGCGCCTCCAAGCATATATCTCCCCTCGAAGGGTTGCGGCCTTCGTCTTGGCCATCGGCAGGAGTATGGCCTCGTGTCGGCGAAGGACTTCGGTCACGAGCCTCCAATAGTGGGCGGAAGCGTAGGCGGAAAGGTGGCGCTCGCGTGGCATGGTTGCTCCTGGGGTGTGGGTAGCGTGGGTGGACGTGGGGGCGAATGCGGTACGGGGTGGGGCGGGTGAATGGTATCCCGACGGGGCGACCCGTGTCCATCTGCGAGCGCAACCCCGGGCAGGGGCAACATCTGGGTTATGGCGCCCATCAACGCCCGCCGGGGGCGCCATTGGGCACTATTGGGCCGGGTGATTGGGTTGTGTGACAGGGCGGGTGAGAGGGACACCCGTACCGAGTGGCGGCTGCAACCCCGGGGTTAGGCCGGGGGAATGGATACATACAGATACACTTTGAGACTTATGGATACACATTTAAGAAAAAAAAATTGTAACAGAGTGTCTCCAAAAGTAACCCCCCCCAAGTCCGCCGACCCCGGGGTTGCGCCGGGCAACTTGGTACGGGTCGCCCTGTCACCGTCCCTGTCACGGACCCCAATCACCCGACCCAATGCCACCCCGATGCAGCCCAATGCCCCCGCTCAGGACGAAAAAAAAAACCCGCCGCGCGGGCTCGCGGGCTCGCGGGCGGGTTAAGGGGCAGGGAGTGCCTAGAAGCTCTGGCGATGCAGCCCGGCTAACAGTGCGCCGGTATCCACCCCCTTCGGCGCGCGGGCGACCCGCAGCCGGTTGATGATGGGTACGAGGTTTTCGTCCCCACGCATCGCGGCCTGAGTGCGCTTATCCCAACCCGCCACGGTAGCCCGGACCGCCTCAATCGGGTGCCCCGTGAATTCCACGAGCGCCCGGACCAGCAGCCCGTCCGTCCCGGTCCCGTCCCCTTCGGCGCGACGGTTCCATTCGCCCGCGAGCAACGATTCGTGGACACGCATCATCGCGGCGTGCTTTTGCGCCGGGGTTGCCGAGCGCCCGGTATCGGGGTCCCGCTCGATCGCCATCGCATCGCCAAGCTTTTGTTTCAGCCCGTGCAACGCGGCGTAGTCCCCAATGTGTTCGGGGTACGCATCCCGGTCGATGACGAGGGGGTCGAACCCCTCAACCGTGATTGACAACCGTCCGTTGTCGATTGTGGTATTGATGACACTTGCCATGACTAGCTCCTTGTGGGCGGAATTGCCCCCCAGGCCGCGACCCGCGCGGCTAGGGGCGTAATTCGTTCTCGGATCATTCCGGGTCGTCGCAATCCACTACCGCCTCGTCGGGTATGGTCGGGTCACACAAAACCGCGTTGAGGGCGGCGATCGCCGTGAGGTACGTCCCGAATTCATCGGGGTGGTCCAATGGTGACCCGGCTGGGGCATAGGACCATTGGCCATCAAACGCCTGGAATATGTGGATGGTTGGCATTGGGCTTGTTCCGGTTGGCACGGGCAACGCGCCCGCATCCATACACATGCATAACCCGTGCCAACCAAGCCCGGACGTCGAATCAACGGGTTACGCGCGGGTCGGGCGCTTGGGTGACAATATTGGGCACATTCATGTGACGCAAATTGTGCCTATGTGACGAATCGCGGCTTGTCGTATCCGCGCAACATCACCCGCTCCCGTGCACCGGATCGGTGCGCCCCTCAATGGTGCGCTGTCCCCGCGCCACCGTTGCCCAATCGCTACGCTGCCCCCGGTCGCCGCTGTTGCGTCGCCGCCACACTCGACCCCGGGGGTGGTCTTCGGCAGGCGGGGGGTCGCCGAGGCCATGTTTAGTCGCGGTATGCATCAGTCTGTCTGTATGCATCAGTCTGTATGTCTGTATGTGCGGGTGCTTGACACAGGGGGGAGCTTCGCCCATAATGCGCGGATGCCCGCGTTCGATCCGAACTCTCCAATGCGCTCCGCCCTTGCGAACGTGCGGTGGAACCACGAGCAGGTCATCGATATGATGGTCGCGGAACCGAAGCTCGATCAGAATACGATCGCGCGGCACTTTGGGTATTCCCCCGCCTGGGTCAGCACGATGATCAATTCCGACGCCTTCCAAGCGGCGCTGGCCACCCGGAAGGAAGAGATCATCAACCCGGTGCTCCGGGCGACGGTGGAGGCCCGGTTCAAGGCGGTCGCGCAACTCTCCCTCGACCGGATCATTGAGAAGCTCAGTGGCCCGCTCACCCCGTCCGACGACTTCTTGCTGAAGAGTGCGGCTCTCGCGAAGGATGCACTCGGGTATGGAGCCCGCGTCGCGCAGGGGAACGGTCCGCAGGTCGCTGTCGTCGTTAACCTTCCGGCGAAGGCAACGCAGGAAGAGTGGGTGTCCCGCTACACCCGGGGGGCCTCGCAGGAGGTTGTGGATGTTGCGCCGGCTGATCCACCCTCCCCGGCGGCAAAATGACGGAGTTCTACCGCACCTTCCTCGCTGCGGCCGGGCTCCTCTTCGCCATCCTCTTCGTCGTCTTCGTCTTGGCAGCGTAGCGCCGTTAAGCTTCCTTGGCCGCTCGAGCATGACCATCCAGCTCGACCAAAAGGTCATATGGCAGGCGCAGCCCGGCCCGCAGACCGCCCTGATTGAATGCCCCATTTTTGAGGTCTTCTACGGTGGGGCACGCGGCGGCGGGAAGACAGAGGGCTCCATTGGCGACTTCCTCGAGCACCAAAACGCTTACGGGGAGGGAGCGCACGGAGCCTTCTTTCGCCGGAACCGGGCGGACTTGAGCGACGTGATCGAACGGACGAAGCAGATCTACCCCCAACTTGGTGCCCGCTTCAACGAGAACAAGAATGCGTGGCGCTTCTCCAATGGTGCGCGGCTGGAGTTTGAGTTCCTCGAGCGTGACGCGGATGCGCAGAAGTACCAGGGCCGCTCGTACACCCGTATCTACATCGAAGAGGCAACCCAGTTCCCGTCCCCCCTCCCTCTTTGGAAGCTTAAGGCCACGCTGCGCTCAGCGACCGGCGTGCCCGTCGGCATGCGGCTTACGGGTAACCCCGGCGGACCGGGGCATAATTGGGTCAAGGCGCGCTACATCACGCCCAATCCTCTCGGCCTTCAGGTCTTCGAGGACGAGGAGGAGCTCGAAATCGAGCCGGGCGTGAGGGTTACGGTGAAGCTTGGTCGGGTATTCATCCCGTCCAAGGTTTGGGACAACAAGCTCCTCCTCCAGAACGATCCCACTTACATCATGCGCCTTCGCAACGTGGGAAGCGAGTCCTTGGTCAAGGCGTGGCTCACGGGCAACTGGGATATCGTGGAGGGCGCCTTCTTCGACGAGTGGTCAGACGCGCACATCCTCGACACGAGTGAGTGGCTCGGGCGCATCCCCAAAGACGCGTTGCGATTCCGTGCTCACGACTGGGGCTCGCACCGTCCCTTCTCCACCGGCTGGTACGCGATGAGCGACGGGGAATGGGGCCTCCCGCGCGGCGCCCTTCTCAAATATCGGGAGTGGTACGGGGCGAAGGGACCGAATGTCGGCCTGAAAATGGAGGCCGGGCTGGTCGCCCTCGGTGTGATGGAGAGGGAGAAAAACGAGCGCATTCGGTATGGAGTCGCTGATCCTTCCATCTTCATCCGAAATGGCGGCCCTTCCATCGCCGAAATGATGGCTGTGAAGGGCTGCATGTGGCGCGCGGCCGACAACAAGCGCGTGCCCGGGTGGCAAGCCCTCCGTTCCCGCCTCGTCGGTGAGGGTGGCCTCCCCATGCTCTACTTCCTCGACTGCTGCGAGGACTCCATTCGCACCATTCCCCTTCTCCAGCACGACGAACTCAACCCAGAGGACGTAGATACGGAGGGCGAGGACCACGCGGGCGACGATACGCGGTACGCTTGCATGTCGCGCCCGTGGGTTCCGGGTGCCGACCCTGATTCCTTGCCGCAAGAGGAGGATGGGAAGTACACTTTCAACGCGATATTGGCGAAAATTCGCCACTCCCGTCTGAACAGGATGGCCGAACATGGCTGAGACGCAAAAACCCCTCTCCGACGAAGAAAAGGCCTCCGCCAAGACCGTTGATCTCGTCAAATACTGGTCTGGCCAGATCGAGAGCGCCAAAAAGCGGGAAAAAGAGTGGAGGAAAGAGGCTCGCGAGCTCATCCAAATCTATGAGGGCGAGTTTCCCGAGGAAATCCCCTACAATATCCTCTACTCCAACACCGAAACCCTCACTCCCGCCCTCTATTCCCAGGCTCCTCGCCCCGATACCAGACCACGCACGATGCAGGAGTCCGCCACCGCGATGGCCGCGGCTGGGTTGTGCGACGCTTTCCTCGAAAACTTCATCGACAACGGGAGTCAGGAGTACTGTTCTTTCTCCTCCGCCACGAAAACGGCCGTCCGCTCCGCCCTCGTGCCCGGCCGAGGCGTTCAGCGTTTCCACTACCACGCTGAGGTCGAGAGCGACGCGTCCGGCCCGCGCCGCGTGAAGGAGGAGTCGGTCCACGTCGAGGAATTGTCTTGGGATAAGATCCTCCTCGGCCACGCGCAGACGTGGATTCACGTCCCTTGGCTCGCGTTCGAGCACACTTGGTCGAAGGACGAGGCCATCGAGGCGATTGGAGAGACGGCAGCGGCCAAGCTCGTCTACACCGCCCCTGCCGAAGATGAGGGGATGGCGAGCAAGCGGGAGGACTCAACCGAACGGGAGCCCGTGTCCACGGTCTACGAGATCTGGCATCGGAAGAAGCGCGAGATCCTCTGGCTCGAGCGGGATGCGAAAGACGACTTTGTCAAGAAGACGGAGCAAGACCCCTACGCCCTCGAGGGCTTCTACCCGATCCAAGAGCCGCTGCAGTTCGTGCGGCGCCTTTCGAGCTGCATCCCCGTCCCCCTCTACCGCCTCTACAAGCAGCAGGCGAGGGAGCTAAACAAGATCACGCGCCGCATCGAGAAGATCGTTGACTCGCTGAAGGTGCGCGGCTTCTTCGATGGTGGCGTGG